GATCTCCTCGCTCCTTCTGACCAGGCACACGCTCCCGAAGGGCGAGCGGCCCGTCTACCAGAAGCGCCCCACGCTGAAGGCCTACTGGATCAGCGAGGACGGGGAGGCGAGGGAGCAGGAGGTTGGCCGCGACGAGGTCGAGTTCCCCACGGGCCGCGTCCACAGCGCCCCGATGGTGGACATCTCGGTCCTCAAGCACGGCAACATCGGGACGCTGCTGGACATCCAGGAGTCGGCAGCCACGGAAATCCGCAAGACCATCGACGCCAGGACGGTGTCCGTCATCTCGGCGGCCGTGCCCGCAGCGAACACGGTCACTGTGACCGGCTCGAAGCTCACCGACGATGCGGTCAACGAGGCCATCTCGATCCTGGAGGACCTCGAGCTGAGCGTGAAGTGGATCATCATGCGGGGCAGGCGGTTCAACGACATCCGCGACTGGGACCTCGACCCGCAGACGAAGGCGGAGCTTCGGGAGAAGGGGGTGATCAAGAACTACGGGACTGGGAGCATCCTCCTCACCGCAGCGATGCCCCTGAACGAGGTTCTCGTCCTCCCCGACGAGGAGATCGGGAAGATGCCGGTCCGCGAGCCGGTGAAGGCCGAGAGCGTGGACCGCAAGACCAAGTTCCAGACAGGCTGGCTCGTCTGGACGGAGCTCGGGATGGGGGTCACGAGGCCCGACATCCTGGCCAAGATTGTCATCGCTGGGTGATACGTGATACGCGGTACGTGGTACGGGGTGAGAGAAGGCTGACCGAACAGAGCCGTACCACGCTACCACGTACCACGCTACCACGGTTTCGACCGAAGGGAGAAACCCATGAAGATTCGGAGCAGGCGGCCTGGGCCGCTGGTGATCGCCGACGCGAAGCTGCGGCTTCGGCCCGGCGAGGTGGTGGAGGTCAGGGAGCTGAGCCCCCAGGGCGAGGGGGCGCTCGGCCGGGGATTCATCGAGCGGGTCCCCGAGGACACCCCGGTCGGCGCACCAGAGACACCCAGGGGGACGGCCCCGCCTCCAGCAGAGTATGAGCGCCTCTCGGTTGCCGATGCAATCGAGCAGATCGGCGAGGAGACGGACGTGAAGAAGCTCGAGGCGCTCCTGAAGACCGAGAAGCGCAAGACCGTCATCGGCGCCCTGGAACGCCGGCTCCAGGAGGTGAGGCCCGGTGGAGCTCAGTGAGGTCATCGCTAGGCTCCGTCTCGATGCGGGTGACACGGACGGCACTGTGTTCACGGAGGCCGAGTGCCGCCGTGCCATCGCCAGGGCCGTGACCCGGGTCAACCTCGACCTGGGCACACGCTACGCCCTGGGCGAGACGGAACTGGCGCCCGACCCTACGGAGGAACACCTCGAACTGCTGCTCCTGGCGGCCCATGCGAACCTCGCGGGCATGCGCCGGAGCACGTCGGCCACGACGGGCATCTCGTTCCAGTCAGGGGACAAGCGTGTGGACAAGACCAGGGCGGTCTCGTCGTGGGCGGAGCTCTGGGATGCCCTCTGGCAGCAGTATCGTCACCTCGTTGCGGCGCTGACCGGCGAGGCCGACGACGACAGCATCCTGACGCCCAAGGGCCCTCTGCCAGTCATCTACGAGCAGGCGAGCGAGGCCGACCCGTGGGAATCCTGACCCAGGCCGAGAAGGCGGCTGTCCTCGCCGACGTACGGGAGATGATCCTGGCTGCGGGGCAGAAGGGCCGTCGCCTCGTGCCGCCAGCGTCGGGGGAGAAGCTCTATGGCTCGGACGAGCAGGAGTACCAGGATGCCGGTGAGTTCGACTGCGAGTTCGTGCCGACGCCCCAGGAGATTCTCAGGGCGATGGGCGCCGACGCGGTCGTCTCGGTCTTGCCCGAGCAGGAGATCGAGGTCGGCGACCGCGTGACGTTCGAGGGCGGCGGGGCGGCTCACCTCGGCGTGAGCACGTTCAAGGTCCTCACCATCGTCGAGGAGCGGCTCTTCGGCCTGGTGACCCACAAGACCATTCAACTGGTGAAGCACCATGTCAGTTAGCCGATTCGGCGACTGGGAGAAGGCGAAGCAGGTGCTGGGCACCAACCTCGGCGCCCGGCTGGCCCAGGCGCTGCGCCAGGCGACGGTCAAGAACGCCATGTTGCTGGTGCGCGAGATCAAGAAGGGGATCGCCTCCCAGGCGCCTGGCGGAATGCCCTTCGCCCGGCTGGCCCAGAGCACCATCGAGCGGAAAGGCTCCTCCAAGGCGCTGATCGATACAGGGTTCCTCCTGGCCTCGATCACCCAACTGATCCTGGGCGACAGGGCCTTCGTGGGGCTTCTGCGGGGCACGAGGAACAAGGAGGGCGACGAGATGGCGAACATCGGGGCGATCATGGAGTACGGCGCCACGATCAACCATCCCAACGGCGCCGTGATCGTCATTCCGCCCAGGCCATTCCTCCATCCCGTGATGGAACAGTACCGCGGCGAGATCGTGAAGAACTACCAGGAGGCGATCCGAGGTGTTCTCGGTTAGGGACGCGGTAGAGGCCTTCATCCGCCTGGTCAGGGCGGAGATTGCGGCGAACGCGGTCCTCGTGCCGCCGGACGATGCGTTCGAGGTCACCCGGCTGCCCTCGCTCGTCCTCCAGGGGCCGGTGCTCGTCGAGGACAAGCCCCGGCGGACGATGGCGCGGCAGGTGGTAAAGGACACCGAGGCGCTGACGTACGAGGAGCGGCCCTATCCCAGGCTGTACCACCTGGACTTCGACGTCATCGCCACGACGGCGAAGGAGGCGGAACTTCTGGACCTCGTGGCGAAGGCCGTCGCCTTCTTCGCTTTCCATCGGGAGATCGAGATTCCGCCGGACGGCGAGAAGCTGGCTCTAACCGAGCTGACCCCAATGGGCGGTCTGGGGCGGGTGAACCTGACGAACCTGAAGCAATCGTCGGGGAGGTATCGGATCGAGGACTGCCCGGTCTATGGCGAGGAGGTCCAGACGGGCAAGCTGATCCTCACGACCATCTTCGAGTACCAGGGTCCGACTATTGATGAGGCAAGGACCCACGAGCCAACCGGCTGAAAGGAGCGCAACGCACATGATTGAGATCAAGAACCTCAAGTTCCAGCCCCTGACGTTCCACCTGGCCAATTCCAAGCGCTCTGTGCATCTCGCGTCCAGGGGGACGGCCGAGATCGACGGGGGCGAGGTCTCGCAGGAGATCCGCCGGGCCGCCGAGCGCGGGTTCGTCGCGCTCCGCGAGGCCAGGACCACAACCCCCACGGAAAGGAGCTGACGACCCATGGGCGAGTACCTCTCCCCGGGCGTGTTCACCAGGGAAGTTGACTTCAGCCATTACGTGAAGCAGATCTCCACATCGTCGGCCGGCTTCATCGGCGTGGCGCAGAAGGGGCCGATCAACAAGGTCGGCCTCGTGACGAGCTGGGAGCAGTTCGTCCGGAAGTACGGCACCTACATCGCCGACGGCTACCTGGCGTATGCCGCGAGGGCATTCTTCGACAATGGAGGCAATGTCCTCTACGTCAACCGCGTGGCCCACTGCACCGACATCACCGACAGGAGCACCCTCACCGCCGTCAAGGCCAGCTGCACCCTGAAGGACCGCTCTGGGGCCAAGGCGAGCAGGACAACGGGCGCGAGCGGCACGAACGAGATCGTCTGGACAGCGGTCGAGCCGGGGACGGCCGGCAATGCCATCACCATTGCGATTGTCATCGCGGGTGAGAACACGCCGCTCTCCGTTGAGGTGGATGGCACCGACATCACGGTCCATGCCGCGACCGATGGGTCCGGAGACCCCACTTCCACCGCCGACGAGGTCGTTGCCGCGGTGAATGCGGATGCCGAAGCGTCTGCGCTCGTCTTGGCAGCGACCTCGGACACGGGCGTGGTCAGTCCCGTGTCGCAGACGGGCCTCCAGGGCGGCGCCGATGCGAAGGACACCCTCAAAGTCGAGGCCATCAACGAGGGGACGTGGGGCGACCGCATCTCGGTCATTGTGTCCGATGGCACGCGACGCCCTGCGACCGAGTTAAATCTGACGGTGAAGCTCGGCGG